GAATAGCCGTCAGGATGAGCCCGAAGAAGCCGAGCGCGGCGGCCCCGGCCTGCGCCTGCACCTCTGTCGAGTTGCCGAGGTTCGGGGCCGTCGCCGGCGGCGGCGCGGCGGGCGCATCGACCTCCGCCGGGTGTTCGACGACGATAACGGGCGGCGCGATGCCGTGCTCATCCCAGAGCGCCTGCTCGCCGTCGCGGCGGCGCTGCAGGCCGCGCATCACCTCGCCTTTCGAGCGCACGTACTGGTCGAACAGCGCGCGCGTCGCCGCATAATTGCCGGCGTTGAGCGGCCGGATCAGCCTCGCGAGGTTCCCCGTGCCGCAGTTGAATGCGAACGAGACGAGCGCGTCGAACTGCCCCTGCGTGAGCTTGACGTTGACGAGCCGGTTGACCGCCGCCTCGCACTCATCGAGATCGACGTCGAGGATCTCGAGCGCCTGAGCCTCCGAGATGCGCAGGCCGCGCGTCACGCGCAGCGGGTGCGCCGCCGCGTTCGTGTGGCCGTAGCCGATGGTGAGCGTGCTGATCACCGGCTCGCCCTGCCACTCGCGATACTGCCCGCGCACGGGCGGGCGCTTGTCGTCGTAGACCTGCGGTACGAAGCTCTCGAAGCCCTTCACGAACGCGAGCCCGTGTTCAGAAATTCGCATGGATGTCCCCCTCTTCACTCAGCGCTTCCGCGCTCTCAAACCTTCGCCTTCGCCGCGATGGCGGCGCGATAGCCGGCGCCTTTGGTCAGTGTGTGCGTCGCCGTCTCGATGATCCACGGCAGGCCGTCGATGGCCGGGTGCATGCCGGCGTAGACCATGTTGCCGCCGCCGCGCGCCGCCACGTTGCCCTCGATCGTCACCTGCGTCTGCTCGGCCTGGCGGCGCAGCTCGTCGGCGCGCGATTTCGCGGCGCGCTTGGCCCCATCCTGCGAGTCGTGATTGTGCCGGAGCGAGTATTTGGCCTTGCCCTCGGGGTTGCTCGGCGCCTTCTCGACCTTGCGCTTGGCCTCTTTCGTGTCGTGCCAGGAGGCCTCGACCTCCTTGTGCTGCTCGCGGCTGGAAAACGTCGTCGAGCACGTGCCCCCGATCACCATCGGCGGCATGACGACGAGCCCGCCGAACCCCTGCCCCTTCTTGACGATGATGATCTGGCCCTTCTTGATCGTGAAGCTGCCGCCG